TAGCTCATTCATCTTACGTTTATAGTATAGGTCAAAATCTATGTATGTAGTAATTCCTTCACTATTAGTTTCTTTGGGTTGTTGTTGTTCCCAAAGCACGTATAACACATTACGCAATCTTTGCGATGGTGTTTTTTCTTCAAACTCTCTATCTATAGTAGCAGATTCTACAGCGTCTATTTGTTTTTGTGAAATAGGCATAGTAGATATAACTACATATCCAGGCTGTTTGAGCATAGAGTACATATGACCTACAACATCAGGCGATAGTTCAGGTGTGCCTATATTAACTCTTACAGTATTGTCAGCCATTGTTCTAATGCCGTCAATACCGCCTTCAAATACAATTGTGTTTTTACTCATTTTCTTTTAATATTTGTAGTTTTATTTCGACCATAATGTCCATCATTTTGTCGTATAAAATATCGACCTCAACGTCGTGTTTGCTTTGCTTTAAAATTTCATCATCATATTGCTTAGCAACTTTAACTAAATGATTAAATTTCTTTTTAAGCAAAGATGAATGTACGCCTTTAAGAGCATACAGCTGTTCGTTAAAACATCTAAACATTGCAATGCACAATGCTATGTCTACGTCATTTTCATTCATCAGTAATTTGTTTAATATTTGGACTTAAACAAGATGTACATAGTGTATCTTTAGTTCTACTTATCCAGTTTTCACCACAGTCATCACAAACATACTCGTATTTAAAATCTATTTTAATTAATGTTTTCATTCTAATCATTTTATCAAATTGATCTTTTGGATCTCTTGGTATATGATCAAACCAAAGTTTGTCTAATAATAAATTAGCCTCCTCTTTAGTTTCTGGGAGGTTATCCATTATTTTATCTCTGTAGTCATTATCATAAGGACAGAGTTGTAACAAAGATTCTATCTTATCTATTTGCCAGTATTCTATAGGTTCCATAGTTAAAAGTTGTTAGAGGCCAAAATCCCTGGAGAACCAGGGACTTCGACAACCAACTATGAATACACAAAGGACAGAACTGTCCGAGAAGAAATACAAAGATACAAAATATCTTATTTTATTTCGTTTTCGGAATAAGCTATTTTCAACAATACTAAATAACCTATCAAATCATCGACAGTATCTAATGTATTGTGATTAATACCTTTGTTTTTAATTCGCATTAACTTATCGTCAATACGTGCAGAAATGCTATCAACAGCGTTACCCTTTGAAAAGATATTGGCTGGTTGTGTTGCTGAGTTACCGTAAGAGTTGTTCTTACTAATCAACAGATCCGTTATCTTCTGTAGCTCCGATCTTATCTGAGCCGTCATCAGATCCTTCCTTTCTATTTTCTTCATCTATGTCGTTCATTCGTTTTAATATATTCAATGCGTCAGGTATCATCATGCAATACTGAAACAATGCGCTTTCTTCTGGGCTATGATCAGCCTTATCTTTTTCATTGTACACTTTGTGTACCCATGTTAGTAGCGCAATTTCATGCGCTTTTAATGCTTCTGATAAATTTTCAAGTACTTTATATACAGATAAATCTACTTTCACATCTTTACCATCTACGTTTATTTTCTTTTTAGTGTTTTTTGTTCTATTCATTTGTGAGTTCTTTAACAATTAATTTAATTTTATTTTTTAAACCTTTAATCTCTTCGTTTTGTATTTCAATACGAGAGTTTCTAATAGTAATTAGTTTTCTTAGTTTACTATTGCTTCTAAACAAAGTATCCATAAGTGCATTAGACTTAGCGTCTGGCGTATAAAACAACATGTTGTATAATACCACAGTCTTGTTGTATTTATTTACTAGATCCTTATCCATTTCACTCAACACATCATAATTTCTTATGGCGTGCAAAGCTGTAGCATGATCTCTGTTAATGCTTTGACCTATTTGTTTTAAAGTAAAGTCACCACATTTACGAGCAACAGAACAATAAACCATTCTTGCATCTACTAATTCTCTTCTTCGAGAGCTAGATGTAAATTCTTGCTTATTGAGATTGTTGCTTTCAATGTAAGCATCTAAAAAATCTTCTATTGTATTCATATAATTTTTATTATAACTCCTGGATTGAGTTTGTCGTAACTATAAGCTTCAAACTGCGGTATCATAAATTCACAGTTGTCATCTTCTATCCATTTGTTTTTTACCATTAAATCTTGTACAGTCTGCGCAGGATTAATATAATCAAATTTGTGTTTTGATCCTCTTATGAATGTGAAAGAGATAGTGACAGGAAATTTCTTCCCTGCCACCATTTCTTTAAAAACCTCCCTATTGTCAATGTACTGTTGGTTAGTATCTTTGATATATTTCATAACGGTTTTCGAGTTGATTAACATCTTACCCGTCCATCGTTTTGAATTTTTACTGGAAGGCACATTCCCTGCTATAAATATTGACATATTCTTGTGAGTTCGTCACAAAAATACTAAAATATTTAGAATGGCAAGTTATCATCATCATCACTTTGCATGACTACAGATGATTGACTAGGTTTATGTAGATTAACAAACTCCTGTTCATCTTTAGGTGAAATAGGTTTGTTGTATTTAGCATCGTACTTAATTTTCATTCCGTCTTTGCTAGACCATCTATACCTTACAGCCTTTCTTTTTACAGGCTCACCATCTTTAAGAGTCATATACTCTTCGTAAGTAAAACAAATATTAACCCAGGCTCCAACTGAAGCTTTAATAGAGTTTATGTCATTAGAAAAATCTAATACACCACAGTTTGTAAGAAACTCGTGTAGTGTATTCTTTTTCCATTCTTTTGACTTAGGTGAATCTGTATCACGTACAGCCCAAAACTTAGCTCTACCATACTCACCTTGTTCGTTAACAACGTCAAATTCTATATATGGCGCACCATTATAGTTCTGTCTTTGTTGTGAGTTTGACACAGATAAAACTTGACATCTATGCGCACCTTCATTAAAGTACTTTTTATTCTCAACAACTTTACTTGGTTTTACTTGGCAACTTGCCAAATCAAATGCTTCTATACTCATAATTATTTAGATTTTAAATTAGAATTTAATACTTTCAACATATGTTCTGGTATGTCGTAATTAGGCATCTTATCTTTTACAGCATCGCCCTTTCCTGCTTCAATAGCTTTTAGCATATTGTTAAATTTGTCTTCATCAAGCTTTGGTTTTGCTTTTGGCTTGTCTGCTTGTTGATTTATAGCATTTGCAACCTCTTCATAAGAAGCTACTGACGTATCTATGCCAATACCAAGATTGGACAATGCACGTCCCCAAGCTGATGTTTCGCAATTTTCTACAAAACTTGTTTTGTTAATAAAGGACGAGCCTTCTTTTTCATACGCATGGCCTGTGGCACGTATGTTACCGTTGTCATCAAAGATTGTAGCTTTAATTACACAACGATCATCTGTAAGTTCTACAATGTCAGATGTTAAACACCATCCTTTGTAGTTACCTCTAAAATGTTTAATCCTTTCGTTAACCTCAACGTATTCTTTACCTTTAATGTTAACTGTTTTTAATTTTGTCATTTCTTTCGTGTTTCATATTTATCAAATGTTTCGTGCATCTTTTTACCAGCACGTATCGCAAAAACGATTTTTAAGAACTTTCTAAACATAACAGGTCTACCACGCAATATAATTGCAAAGCCAATTTCGCGAAATACTGATATAAGTATACGCCTTACTAGCTTCTTATCTAGTCCTAAATCATGTGAAATTTCTGCTATTATTCTCCTTAGTTTTGTGTTATCAGACATGTATAAAAATACAAATATTAACTCTAAAAATCTAAAGATTTCTCTTGAAATTTAGTCAATTCACTAATAAAATTTAGTGTAACTGTGCCCACACCTATGTTACGGCCTTTAGCAAATATTATTTGCGCTTTGCCTTGTGTAGATTCACCATTTTCATCTTGGTTTATACCATAGTATTCAGGCCTATAAACTAAAGCTACAATATCTGCGGCTTGCTCGATTTCACCTGATTCTCTAAGGTCTGACAATGTTGGTTTGCTTTCAGCTCTATAACCTACACCACGATTTAATTGCGACAATGCAATAATCGTAATATTTAGTTCTTTGGCAAGGTTTTTGAGTGCCCTAGCAACTTTTGAGACCTCTTGCTCTCTGGTTCCTTTTGATCCGACACTCGCTGTGACAAGTTGTAAGTAGTCAACAAACACAAGCTTAACACCGCAGCTATGTACATACTGTCTAGTTTTAGATAATAAATATTTCAATGACGTTTGTTTACACTCGTCAATGTATATGGATTTATCCATAATTTCGCTAGCAGTTTGTTGAACTCTGCGTAAGTCTTCATCGTTAAGCTGTCCATTTTGTATCCATCTTATAGGAATCTCTGATTCTAACGCCACTAGACGCATTATAAGTTGATTTACAGACATCTCGTATGAAAATATTAGTGCAGGCTGTTTAGCTATTTTTACAGCGTTATAAGCAAGATTTAATGCAAGACTAGTTTTACCCATAGATGACGCTGCACCTATTATAACTAAATCTGTTTCTTGCCAACCGCCTGTAAAATCATCCAACGATGAAAAGCCAGTAGTTACACCAATAATACCTTCTGATGATATTCTTTTATCAATGTCAATTAAAAAGTCTTTGATTTGTGATGATATATTAGCAACATCAGTATCTTCAACTACCATTATTTTAGCATTCATCTTATTAATGTAGGCTATAATGTCTTCAATTGGTTCTTGATTTTGAAACTTATTGTGTGCTTCTGTAATTAAAAGCTGTAAGTTTCTTTTCTGTGTGCAAGCATTAAGCTCTGCAATACAGGATTTTACATTATAAAAAGTATTTTCGTGAGTATAAATAGCAGACAATCTTATTCTCTCCTCTCTATTGCAATTCAAAGCAGAAGACATAGATACTAAATCTACATCTTTTTGCTCTGATTGCATCACCAAAAACTGATCATAAACTTTTTTGTGGAATAAGTTTGTAAACATACCCACATTTAACATCTGTGCATTCTCATAATATAATTCAGGATACATCAGAAGCTTAGACAATAAAGCTGTTTCTAGCTCATATGTTATTAATTCATCGTGCATTTCATAAATTTGGGACGTTAAATTTAAACATTATTTTTGATTTCGCTTTCATTCATCATAAATGTTTCACACTCTTTTTTGCATTCAGAGCATTGCCATTCACTACCTTCTTCAAGCGTATATTCATCTTCACCATCGCAAAACACTTTTGCTTCACAACATTGTGATGCTGAATCTGTTTCAAAATAATGATCATGAAATCTTCCTATTGCACCATGTACATTTAAAACACCAGCAAAACACATGCCAGGCTCATCATATTCAAGTTCAAACTCAAGATTAGAATAGTCATCCATAATATTACGCAACCATTCTGTTGGCGGTGCCCATGCTGAATCAAAGCTTACTGAAAAACATTGTGAATCTGATTCATTTATGTATGGTTCACAAGCATCCCATTTACAGCCCCAATTTTCCAAAGACCAGTTATACCAGTCTTCACGATCACCACGAGGTAAAGTTCCCTCAAAAGAAAACTCTTCATCTTTAATGTTTGTGGATTTTTCTACAAAATCTTGTAGTTCAGCAACATGTTCTTTTGTGCACGTTACTGTTAAATTATTCCAACACCAATTAGGCATCGTCTTCTATTTTATAGTATTTCATAATTATACATTTACAGTTACTTCAACCCAACCTTTTTCGCTGTGATCAGCGTTTACATTATAACCATCTCTAGTTAATATTGTTTCTAGCTTCATTGCTGCTACCCAAAGCTCTGGCTCTGGTACTTGATCGTGATAGTCATCGTACACTATTGCGCCACGGCATTGATAAAATATATCATCCACGTCTTGTTTAACTAACTCAAACTTCCAACCATTAACAGTTACAT